AACCTGGAACAATATCGGTTAGAACAAGCTCGTTTAGAAAAACACCGAACTGAGGATTATTCCAAAACCGTCGAAAGACACAGATTTGATCAAATTGTTGCAGAACGAGTACGTAGAAATATTCGTTTAGATTTAGACAAAGGTCGAAACATTGACATAGAATGTTAGGAGGCAATTATGCCAGCAGTATTTTTAACGAGTGATACCCACTTCGGACACACCGGAGTGTGTCACTTTACAAACAAAGATGGTTCAAAGATGCGCCCATGGACTGATCCGGATGAGATGGATGAAGAAATGGTTAAGCGTTGGAACGAAACAGTCAGACCAAACGACAAAGTATATCACTTAGGTGATGTTGTCATTAACCGCAAGGCATTAGGCATTATGTCTAGGTTAAACGGTGATAAGGTCTTAATTCGTGGCAACCATGATATCTTTCGTGACGATGAATATAGATTATACTTCCGCGAATTACGTGCTTATCATGTATTAAACGGAATGATTTTAAGTCATATCCCATTACATGACGAAAGTTTAGGTCGTTTCGGGACCAACATTCACGGACACTTACACGCTAATCGTGTACGTAAGCCTCGAGGATTTGATGTTAAGACTGGCACTATGTTATATAGTGATGACATTGATGCCAGATATCATTGTGTATGTGTTGAGCATACAGACTATAGACCTATCTTGTTAGATGATGTGTACAAGCGCATCAAAGATGAAGGTGGTGAAGTAGGATTCAAATCAGGAAACGGTCCTGCAATGTAAAAATAGACTCTTCGGAGTCTATTTTTTTGGTCAAATAGTCACACGATTGTCATCGTATTGTCACATATTCCTGATTAAATAATCATGTAATACTAACACACAAGGAGACTATTACATGAAAAAACTAACAGCATTATTAGGTGCATTGTTAATATCAACAGTCGCAGTTAGCGCAGAAATTGTAGGCGCTGGTGCGACTTTTCCAATGCCTATATACTATAAGTGGGCAGAAGAATATAAGAAAGTTTCAGGACACAGTTTGAATTATCAAAGTATTGGTAGTTCAGGTGGTATAAGACAAATCAATGCAAAGACAGTTGACTTTGGCGCAACCGATGCACCAGTAACTGGAGAGAATTTAGACAAGAATGGTCAAGTGCAGTTTCCTGCAATCATAGGTGGAACAGTACCCGTGATAAACATTGATGGTATCAAGCCGGGTGAATTAAAGATTACCGGTCCAGTGTTAGCAGAAGTTTACTTAGGTAAGATTACTAAGTGGAACGATCCTAAGTTAGTAGCATTGAATCCAGGTAAGAAACTTCCAGATGCAGACATTACTATTGTTCACCGTGCAGATGGTTCAGGCACAACATTTAACTGGACAGACTATCTTGCTACGGTAAGTCCTGAGTGGTTAACAAAAGTAGGTCGTGGCGCCGCAGTCAAATGGCCCGCAGCAAACAGCATCGGTGGCAAGGGCAATGAAGGTGTTGCAGCCAACGTGAACCGCGTCAAAGGCTCAATTGGTTATGTAGAGTATGCTTATGTTAAGAAAAACAACATGGTATTCCTGCAACTACAAAACAAAGCAGGCAAGTATGTAAGTCCAGATGATTTAACATTTGCTGCCGCAGCCGATGGTGCTGATTGGTTCTCAGTTCCTGGTATGGGACTAAGTATTGTGGATCAAAAGAATCCTAACGCATGGCCAGTAAGTTCAGCAAGTTTCATTATCATGTACAAGAATCCAGAGAAGAAGGCAAACAGCGATGAAGTGTTAAAGTTCTTTGATTGGGCATTTAAGAACGGCAAGAAAGATGCAGTGGATTTAGACTACGTACCATTACCCGATGCTCTAACAAAACAAATACGTGAACGTGTTTGGACACAGATTAAATAAACCGACCACACCGATTGAGTGGCGCTGGAACTCGTAACCAGCACTTTTAATAAATTTTATAATATATGTATAAATAGCATTATGCTACAATTCATCAGAGACCTTCAACACAAACTTTTAGACTTTATCAAGGATGACCCTGTTCGTCCTGAAATACCTACTGATTTTAGGGTTTCTGATGGGCGACTTGTAGCCGCATTAACTGATGAAGAACAAAATCCTGAAGCAATGGTATGTGTAAGCTTCCATGATTTTATTCCTGCTGACGTTAAAGATTTAGCCAATACATCACAGGTTCCAACTACTGCAATATTCTATACCATATGGAGTTACAAAAGCGGTAAAGGTCAAGAGTTGTTATTTAAGGCAGTGAAAGGGATACAAGAACAATACCCAAGTGTAACTAGGTTTGTAACCCTGAGTCCTAAGACAAACTTGGCTCGCAGATTCCATCTAAAGAATGGTGCTATTGTTTTCCGTGAAAATTTAGACACTACAAACTACGAATATACAGTCCCCAAAACTGAAGAAAAGTAATACTCAAGTATTACATATTTTGTAGCAAAAAGTACTCATTTTGGGGTATTAAATGCTTCAAAATCGATAGAATTATCCGGGACGAATACTGACACACAAGTAGCGAAATTATCCTAAGTTAGCACTAACTAACTTACAGAATAGCCGGAATTTGACAATAAATGGGTTTTAGTGTACAATTCATCTATGAACTCGAAAATCGTCCGCAAACGCAGAACAGACCGCAATCAAGTTATCTACTACATTCAGGATGTAGAGACACTTGAGTACTATGTCGGTCTTACCGCACTCTCATTCAAAGGTAATGTTTTTCGCACATTGCGCCGTCGTATGCAGAAACACATGCAACGCGCCTTAGCAGAAAACAAAAACTGGGGTTTGTCACGTGCTTTGCGTGAACGTGGCGCCGACAGTTTTGTATTTGGTGTTGTTGAAATTGTACGTGGCAAGCGTCCTGCTCATGCACGTGAGACAGAATTGATTAACACAATGCGTCCAGCATTAAACACATTTGGAGTAAAATAATGAACGAACGAATCGAACAAGGCAAAGAACCTTCAATTGAAGATATCAAAAAACGGATGGAAGAAACAAACAACGAAAGTTTCTACCAGGCCCGTGAAGAAATGCGTAACGAGGAATATGGTACTTTGCCTCCAGGATATTCTTCTTGGGGAATGTATTGGAAATCACGATGAACGATAAGATTAAAGAACTTGCTGAACAATGTCGTGGTAATCCAATGACTTCTGAGTTTGAACCTTTGTTTGATAAAGCAAAGTTCGCCGAGTTGATTGTGCAAGAATGTGCTGTTTATTGTGAAGGACATATTCTTCCTAAAGGAATGGCAGAGGAGAATGGTCTTAATTATAATGACGGTGTAATGGACTGTGCTATAGGATTGAAGAAACATTTTGGAGTTGAATAATGAACGAACGAATTAAACAGCTTGCTGAACAGGCTGAAATCTATGCTGGCGAACTGATAGATGAAGGTGCTGATTACGATCAGTATCCAAGATATTACACAGAAAAGTTCGCCGAGTTGATTATATCAGAATGTGCCGGTCTTGCTAAATCTAAATCTGAACATATTGAAGGAATTAAAACCGAAGACCATGATGACCAGGTACTTCTACACTCTCTAGCCTGGCGGTTTAAAGAATTTGGATATGAGATAAAGACTCATTTCGGAGTTGAAGAATGAATGATAGAATGTTTGAACTATTGGCTCAAGCTCGGAATCAACCTGTTAATGTGGTCAAGGCTGCACCTTATGGATCGGCCATGCTTACCCCTGCACAATTGGAGAAATACACCAAGTTGGTTATTGAAGAATGTGCTAAAATAACCAAAGAACATTTTGGAGTTGAAAAATGAACCAAATCACGGTCAAGTATCTAGGCAAAGAGTATTCATACCCCGGATGGACCGCTGAGGAACTGGCGGATGACCGTGTTGTGAATTTGGCTAGTTATGAATATTGGGTTCAAGGCTATGTGTTTTGCTATAATGAAACTAAACGATTTCATTTTTTAATCACCAAAGAAGAATTTGCAAAACATTTGGCAAAACAGGAAGAGCGTTTAACAAAATTTTTATTGAATAAAGGAATTTAAAATAATGAACACACACATTGAAAAACTAATTAATGATACAGTACAAATTCTGGACCGTGATCCTTTAGACCAATCAGAGGATACTTACAGTATTCTACTTAAATTTACACAAGCCCTTGCCATAGAACTTGGCGAAATTGTGGTAGCAGATCCAGAAAAAACTGGTATTCGCATGTACTTTGACGAAAAGATTGCCCGATACGTAATTAAAAAAAGTGTAGGATTGTAAAATGATTGAAACTATTTTAACTGTTATGGTAGTTGTGATTATTGGTGTAAATGTTGCGACCACAGTATCAACAAGATTTCGCCGCTGGCTTTATAGCAAGGAAGTAAAATGATGCAAGCAATTAGTAATTTGGTTATTGTAATGATGCCCGTCATTGTGATGGGTCTGTCAATTCTTATCAAAGATGGATTCTAAAATGAGAGACGGATACGGTGTATGTCCTGTATGTAGTGGAACTTGCTATGTCAATTTGACAGAACAAGAAAAAACTTATTCTTGGAATAAAGACAAGACTAACCGACCTTGTCACAATTGTGGTGGACAGTATATGTATGGGTCCGCAAGAGGTGAAGTACGATTGAATAGTGATGGTGTACCTTGTACGCATAACTATACAAGCACGTCCGATGGACGCTGTTTAACAGGTTACACCTGTAAGCATTGTGGAGATCGTTATCAAATTGATTCCGGTGATTGAATGAATAGTAAACAAAGACGCAAAGCCGAACGTGGCCACCCTCATCATATTACTATCTATGCTCAACCAAATGAGATATACTTAGAGCATGATATAAAAGTAGTAAAGGCGTTTGAATGGTGCAAGAAAAAATGCAAAGGTCATGTTGCAAGAATTTACTG